TGAAAACCATTCACCAACTTGAATCAAACCATCTTTCTTCTGATAAGCAAGTTCACGCATATTTGCCTTACCATTTTCGTCATAAGAAACCAAAGGATAGTCAGTCGTGAAAGCATAAACCTCAAACGGGATCGCAACTTTCTTACAGAACCAAACAAGGTTGAAGAGTTGCTTAACCGTATCCAGCATCACATCACACATTGAACCAGACCAGTCCAGAACAAACACTAGACCGTGATTCTTGCCGTTAGCGAGTGTCGTGACCTTCTTGAACAGGTCTTCGTTGTATTTGTAAGTGTGAAGTTTGGAGCAGTCCAGAACACCAGTGCGGGCAGTCGTAGCACGGGCATAGGAGTCTGCTGCCTTACGACACTCAAACTCTTTAACCAAATAGTTGACTTCTTTCTGAGCAGAACGCTTGAACTCTACAAACTGTCGATCAACTTCACCAAAAATATCTTCGTGCTTATATTCACGATCTACAATAAAAGTATCCCAGGTATTTTTACAATTAGAATGAATCTGAGCATTCGGGACAATTACTTTTTTCAAATCAAGTTTAGGCAGTTCTAGATAAACATTTTCGGGACCACTATTATTGACGAGTTCTTTGAGTGCCTCTTCCAAGGAATCCATCGTCTTCACTTCTGGTTCTTCATTCTTCTCGCCACCCCGTTCTTGAGTGGTTTCACCCATTTCTGGGGTGGTTTCACTAGAAGCAGAACCTTCAGAATCATTAGACTCAGGTTGGTCGTTCTCACCTTCTTGTTGGTCACTAAAATCAGAAGCAGGTTGATTGTCAGCACCACTCTGCTGAGACTCAAGATTATCCAGAGAAATCTTGGTTTCTTCCTGTTGCTTGTGCTTACAATACTTATAGAGTTCTTCTGCAGCAATCAGAACATCAGCAAAGGTTTCTGTATCGGCAATCAGATTGATGATTTCAGTCTCTTCACCGCGCTCAATAGGAATATCAATATAGTTTCCAATTTTGAACCACAGGTTCGCACGGTCGGCAAGATTATAAGTTTCCAGTTTATCATCACCAATCTGGAAGAAATCATCATCGGCAAGTTCCCGATAACCAGCATAGAAGGTCTTAGCGAGACCAGCATAACGACGCTTCATCAGTTTCTCAATACGGGCATCTTCCACCACATTCACAAACTGCGGGGGAACTTTTACCTTCTCCAACCAATCTTCATCAGGCGTATAGAGAGCGTGTCCGACCTCATGCCCCACCAGAAGGTCATACACAGTGTTACTTGCCTTCTCCCACATAGGCAGAGTCAGCACACGGGTATGAACATTAAAGCAGGCAGTCTCCACCTTCTTGTGCTCAACCACAAGGTCTTCGGTGGCAAGAAGTTTAGCAAGTTGGGACTTGATTTCGTGGCGGACGGTCATTTAAGTTGAATCGTATGAATGTATAATACAGAAGAACCTCCCTTTTTGGGGGAGGTCATGTGCCGCTTTTTAAAGTGGCTCAGTCGTGCTTTTGCTTGTCGGAGTGCTTGCGGTTTTAGTTTCCGCTTCTGCTCCTTCTTGGAATGGTGCTGCCAGTTGGGAGTAGTCATTTTTCTGCTGATTCTTGGGATACCATACGCGAAAAACCTTTGACTTTCTCAAACCTTATGACACTTTCAAATTTGTCATGGAGGTCTGCCTTATGAGAAATCACGAATATATTAGCGTCCTTAATGACGTAACGGATAATCTTGAGGAACTCATCGGTGCCGAAACCATCAAGTGAGGAATCAAATACCTCATCCATAATCAGCAGATTGGTATTGACGGAGTTTTTGACTCGGGCAACTTCTCTCCAAGTGAAGAGTAGGGCAAGGTCAATTCTCATTTTCTCACCCTCACTGAATGAACTATAAGAAAAGTCTTCGTGAATGGGTGATTTTACCGTTTCGTTAAATTCTTCATCCAGATGGAAATTAATATAGAAGTCCATCATCTGTAGGTAACGATTCACCTGCTGATTTATGAACGGAAGATACTTCTTGATGATCTTCGTCTTTACGCCATCGTCCTTGAGTAAGGAATAGGCAAAATCGTAATAAACGATTTCTTCTTTTTTCTTTGAGAGGTCTTCAAATGTTTTTTGGAGATTGGTTTGAAATTCTTCTAACTTCTCATGTTCAGTATTTCTGTTTGCAAGGTTTTGGGTAATAGTTTGAATTTCATGTTCAAGGTCTCTGATTTGTCTCTGGTTGAGTCCAATCCGAGTATTGTTTTGAGAAATCTCATGGTTGAGTTTCGTAATCTCCTTTGAAAGTGCGATGAATTGACGCTCTCTCTCCTGTTCTAATTTTATAGTCTCCTCTAGGTCTTGATAACCTTTCTGGAGTTCCTTTGCCTTATTTTGAGCGTCTGTAATTCTATTTAACCGAAATGATTCTTCAATATCTTGAGTACATGTAGGGCAGACCGTATTTTCAGTAAAAAACTTATGCTCTTTGGTAATAGCAGTTACTTTTTGAGATATTTTACCTTTCAGATTGTTTAGTTTTACTAACTTATCACCGGCACCAACGACTTCTTCTTGCTCCTTTGTAAACTTAAAAATATCTTCTTCTGTTCTGGCATTCTCAGTCATGTAAATGCCAACTTCAGCATCCAACTTGGTAATCTTTTCTTGGTTGGTATTAATATTGGCATTTCCACGGTTCTCAAGTTCTTCAATGAAACTCTGTTGCATCTTCATCTTATCCTTAAGATTCTCCTTCTTAAGTTCAAGAGATTTAACCTGATCCTTTTTCTCACGAATCTTATCTTTAATAATATTATTCATTGCGGAAAAGATGCGAATATCCAACAAGTCCTCAATGACCTCACGACGATGTGCCGTAGTCAACTGCATAAAAGGCACAAAAGTACTACTACCCAGAATCACAATCTGAGTGAAAGACTTATAATTAACCTTAAGAATATTCTCTTCCAGAATGCGTTGATTCGCACGGTCATCTGCTTCTTTATGAAGAGAAACTCCATTTACCTCAATATCAAAAACATTTGGTTTAATTCCTCTACGAACCAAATATTCACGATTATTTACAGTAAATTCAATCTCAACCAAACAATCCTTCTCATTGGTTGTATTGACCAACTGAGGTTTGTTAATCTTGCGGAACGGTTTATTGAATAAACCAAAAGTCAAAGCATCAAGAACCGTAGATTTACCCGCACCATTGGTTCCGATGATTAAGTTTGTATGATTTTTTTCAAAGTCAATTTCTGTAAATTGGTTACCAGATGACAGAAAATTCTTGTACCTAATCTTGTGAAATACTAACATTTTTTGGAGGAATTACAATATCGTCGGGAGTGATCACAGCATAACGGTAATTATACATCTTACAAGTCTTTATGGCAAGAGCGTCGTCAACTTCAACGACTTCCATTTCAGTTTCTTCTTGATCTTCTAGCATCAGGGCATAACGAGTAGCATCATCTTCCTCCTCAAAAAGGAAAAGAACTTTCTGACCATATTGATCTTGAACGGCATAAGCACCGTCGTCTTTTCTATCTTTGAGTGTAAGAAGAAACATTTACTCTACTTCGCAAGCTTGCCTGTAAAGATCTTGAAAAATGCCTTTGATGATGTTCTTATCAAACTCAAATTCAGATTCGTCAATATAACGATTTAGAATTGACATTGTATTTTCTTCTTCGTCAATCTCAAAATCTTCATTTTCTTGAATATCAAAGTTTTCAACAATTTTAAGATCTTGAATACCTACAGTATAAAGTTTGTCAATAAACTTTTCAAAATCTTTGGGCTTTGATTTCTTACGAACAATCACCTTAACAATCTTATTCTCATACTCAGTAGCATCAAATAATTGATAAGGAGTATCTTCGTAATAAAGGTTATAGAATAATTTATAAGGATTATTGATTGGAGTATGTGTCAGGGTTTCCGTATCAAAAATATGAAATCCACGAGTATCATTTACATCTGTCCAATACATTTCATAAGGATTACCAAGATAGAAGATAGATCCATTGTCAGAACGAGTATGGTAATGGCCAGAAAATACCTTTGTGAAGTTCTTAAAAATATTTGAGTCCAGTCCATGCTCCTCCATAATTAGATTACGATTGACACGGAATCCTTGAAGTTCTAAGTGCCCCATCGCAACCTTTGCTTTGGTCTTTTTAATTTGTTTCAGAGTCTGTTCTTGATTCTCTGGGTTAATCCAAGGTAAAAATAAAATCTTGAGTCTACCAATTGTGACTTCTGATGCCTCACTATAAGTCTTAATATTTGAATAAGTCTGAAGCAAAAGACCTGGAGAATTTACACTATTGGTGCTTTTAAAATATGTGTCGTGATTTCCAATAATCATATGAACATCATACTTTTGAAGTGGATCAAACACAACTCTCTTTGACCACTCAAGACTTTGATAATCAATTGACTTGCGACTATCAAAGGCATCACCCATATGAATGACTGCTTCTACCCCGTGTTCTTCAAGGGCAGGAAAAAATACATTCTTGTAAAAGAGTTCAAAATAATCATGAAGATACTTTGATCCTTTTTTAGCACCATAATGAGTGTCCGTGATTAAGCCGATACGCATAATAAGTCTTAACTAGATTTCAAGTATAGCACGGCAGATTCAAGAAAGTCAATGCTATCAAAAAACATTCCCAAACCAATATTACAATTTTTACACAATAATCCTCTAACTTTGCCAGTTTCGTGGTTATGGTCTACTGCTAAACTTTTTCCAGTAGAGCATTCACTATTACATATTTTACATTTTTTATTTTGGTCTTCTAATAAAAAATTATAATCTTCTAAAGTGATACCATAATTTGTTTGTAGATAAGTATCTTTTACATTTTCCTTATTGTTATGATAGTATTCTTTACATTTTTGTCTGGCAATATCATTCTTATATTGGTTTTGATATTTTTCAGGATTTTCTTCTCTCCATATATCTAATCTTTTTTTGACTTTATCTTTAGTCCTATAAGGTTTCATCAACTCTTCATTATTCAATTTTTCCAATCCTTTCTTTTTAAGGCAGGGAGCACAACTGGAAGTGGATACATACTTTTCATAACTACCACAATGTTTACAGACAGTAGAACCTTCATAAGTTTTCTTACCTTCTTCTATTGCCTGTAATCTATTCTGTCTTCCAATGCCACTATATTGATTAGGCATAATGCTCCGTAATGCTATAGCATTACGGAGCACTTCATCGGTTCTTATAGGTAATATTATCTTTAATTGTGTTGTAATCGGAATTGCTCCCAGAAAGCAATCCGTCATC